ATGGCAAACTTTTACATCCCATGTTAGAAAAAGAAGGCAAAGCAGTCCACTTCATTCATGGCGAAGTGAAAGCAGAAGATCGGGAAAATGTTCGACACTTGACAGAAGCGACAGACAACAACATTATCCTTGCGTCATACGGCACTTTTTCGACAGGCATAAATATACGAAGATTGGACAACATCATCTTTGCATCGCCGTCTAAGGGTAAGATACGAAACTTGCAGTCTATCGGGCGCGTCCTTCGTAAGGGCAACGGCAAAGAGAAGGCAACACTCTATGACATTGTAGACGACCTACAATGGAAAAGCAAAAAGAACTTTGCAGTGCTACACTTCCTCGAAAGAGTAAAGATATACACAGACGAAGGTTTTGAATTTAAAATATATAATGTCGATATAAAGGGATAGTCATGGCGAACATAGTAAACGTGAAACTAAAGAACGGCACCGACATCCTTTCTATCTTGCTTTCGGATCAAGAACTGTTTGTCCTTCTGGAAAATCCAGTGCAGATTGAAACAGATCCTGAACATGGCTTTTATGCGAAGAGTTGGCTTCTGTTGTCTGAGAGTAATGCTGTGGCAGTGAGTAAATCGGACGTCTTCTACATCCATCATGCCAGCGACAAGGCTATAGGTTACTACGAGAGTTTTCTTGAAAGAATGGCATATAAGAAGCCTGAAGACAGTGAAGAAGAATTTACGAATGAACTTGAAGAGATATTTGGTGCTATGTTAGAGTCAAAAGAATCAACAAAGCACTGATGTATTCATAAACGTTAAGTTCATTATACACGAAGCGGAAAAAGAGTCAAGAGAAAAAACTACTTGACAAGAAAGTATTTTTATGTTATATTATCAGAAAGAAGGCATACGTGATTATCAAAAAGACCAAAAGGAACTACATCAGCAATCCAGATTTTCTTGAGGCTATCAAGACATACAAGAAGTTATGTCTTGAAGCAGAGGACTCAGGCGATGAAGCCCCTCGCATTCCAAACTATATTGGCGAATGTCTCTACAAGATTTCAACCAGACTTGCATCCCGTCCGAACTTCTCGGGATACACCTACAAAGACGATATGATTAGCGACGGATTAGAAAATGCCATCCAAGCACTCGGTAATTTTGATCCAGAAAAGTCAAGCAACCCTTTCGCATATTTCACGCAAATCATATGGTATGCCTTTCTGAGACGGATTGAGAAAGAAAAGAAGCAGATGTATATCAAGCACAAGGTTATTGAGAACTCGGTAATTCTTGGCACTGCTATGGAAAAGAATGATGGCGATTCTGGTGACGCTGCTTTCATTGACCTGAATAACGACTACATGAATAACTTCGTTCAAAACTTTGAAGATACGATGGAACGAAAGAAAGTTGCGAAGAAAGACAAAGAAGCCAAGGGTGTGGAATTGTTTATGTTGCCCATCGAAGACTGAAATAACATAGAAAGGATGCTTGGTATGAAGGTAGTAATCATCACTGATACCCATTTTGGTGTAAAGAATGACAGCACATCGTTTTCCGCTTATCAGAACAAATTCTTCTATGATGTGTTTTTACCGTATATTGTTGATAACGATATCACTCATGTGATCCATCTTGGAGACTTGTTTGATCGGCGCAAATATGTAAACTTCATCACTGCTAAGAATGTAGAGGAAAACTTCATCAAGCCTCTTATGGATGCTGGTGTTACCTTTCATATTGTCGCGGGCAACCACGATACATACTTCAAGAACACAAACGAAGTAAACTCTTTGAAAGAACTGTATGGCAACACAAATCGCGACAGGTTCTTGGCTTACTGGAACGATGCTGTAGAGATTGAACTTGGCGGCTGTAAGATCATGCTTTGTCCATGGATTTGCGCAGAAAACGAAGAGCGCATTAAAGAGAGTATCGCGAAGACAGACGCACAGGTTCTGATGGGACATTTTGAGATTCTCGGCTTCGAAATGCACCGCGGTACGATGTGTGAGCATGGTGAAAATTTCAGCACCTTTGACAAATTTGATATCGTTATGTCGGGACACTTTCATCACAAATCGACACACCGAAACATCAACTACCTTGGTGCACCATATGAAATGACGTGGATCGATTATGACGACCCGAAAGGCTTTCATACTTTCGACACAACAACCCGTGAACTGACATTCATCAAGAATCCGTATCGTATGTTCCACAAGATCGAATACAACGACACCGATATGACCATCGAAGATGTTGCCGCACTTGACACTTCCCTCTTGACAAACACTTATATTAAAGTTATAGTAAAGAATAAATCTAATCCCTACATCTTTGATCTTTTTATGGACAAACTGTTGCAGTCTGGTGCGTCTGACATCAAAACCATTGACGACCTAGTTAATTTTGAACTTGGCGAAGATGATGAAGGTATTGACGAGGCACAAGACACGCTTACCATTTTGCACAATTTCCTCGATTCGATAGAAGTAAAGGGAGACAAGAAAAGTGTGGAGACATTTTTGAATAACCTGTATAACGAGGCTGTCAATTTATGATTCTGTTTGAGTATGTCAAATATAAAAATATTCTATCAACAGGCAATGCTTGGACGACTCTTTATCTGAGCAAAAACAAATCAACACTGATTATCGGTGAGAATGGCGCAGGCAAGTCCACAATGCTTGACGCCATTTCTTTTGGACTATATGGCAAAGCGTTTCGAAAAATCAGTAAGCCGCAGTTGTTGAACTCTATCAACCAGAAAGGGCTTGAGGTAGAGATAGCGTTCTCTATTGGCAAAAACTCGTTTGTCATCAAACGCGGCATCAAGCCAAACATCTTTGAAATCTGGAAGAATGGTGAACTGCTAAATCAAGACGCAGCCGCGCGTGACTACCAGGCATATCTTGAACAAAACATCTTAAAGATGAATTTCAAATCTTTTGGTCAGATCGTGGTTCTTGGCAGTTCGACATTCATTCCGTTCATGCAACTGACAGCGCAGCATCGCCGTGAAGTGATCGAAGATTTACTTGACATTCAAATTTTCAGCACTATGAATACACTACTAAAAGATAAAGTAGCGAGTAACAAGACAGAGTTTCAGGAAAACAAATACGAGATTGACCTGATTCGCAACCGTATTGTGTCTGAAAAAGAACACAACATTTCTATTCAAAAGATGAAAACTACCGAAGTGTCTCGTATCAAAGATAAAGTCAAAGAACAACTTGATTTTATCAAAATTGAAAACGCAAACATCGATTGCGCAAACGAATCGATTGAAAACCTCATATCATCTATCACAGACAAGAAAGATGTGAGAAGTAAGTTGGATCAATTTGTTGATTTGGATCGCAAGTTAGACACAAAGATGGAGCTGTTTAACAAAGAAATCGATTTCTATTCGAATCACGACAACTGCCCTACCTGTAAGCAAGGCATCGAACATGAGTTTAAAGAAGAAACTCTTGAGAGCCATAAACAGAAAACACAAGAAATCAAAGACGCTAAAACTTTAATGGCTGAGAAGATGTCGCTGGTTCAACAAAGGTTGTCTGCCATTTCTGACATTGAAGATGAAATTTCTGCTTTGAATCTTACAGCCAGCAATCACCGAGCAAACATTAAACTGAGCAAGAGTATTCTTGCAGGTTTTCGAAAAGAGTTGGAAGACGCTGAGAAAGAAGTAGAAGCGGTTGACACCAGCAAGATTTTGGAACTGGAAGCAGAACTGAAAACACAACATGAACGACAAACAATCCTGTCATCCGATCGCGAAACTCTGGCTATCGTTGGTTCGATGCTGAAAGATGGTGGTATCAAGACGCTAATCATCAAGCAATATGTGCCTGTGATGAACAAACTGATTAACAAATATCTGTCCGCTATGGACTTCTTTGTGCAGTTTGAATTGAATGAGAGCTTTGAAGAAACTATCAAGTCTCGGTTCCGTGATGTGTTTTCGTATGGTTCGTTTTCAGAAGGTGAGAAACTCCGTATCGATTTGGCACTTCTGTTTACATGGAGAGCGGTGTCGAAACTTCGTAATTCAGTTTCAACCAACCTGCTGATCATGGACGAAATTATGGACAGTTCTCTTGACAACGCGGGAACGGAAGAGTTCCTGAAGATCATCAACGAACTTACTGTAGACTCGAATGTGTTTATCATCAGTCACAAAGGCGACCAATTGTATGAGAAATTTGACCACACAATTCGTTTCCAAAAAGTAAAAAACTTTTCAAGCATGGTAGAATAGAAAGGTATAACATGAGTGTAGAAGGTAGAATCGAATCTCTAAAACGCAAGCACAGTGATCTTCATGAGAGAATTAAATTTTTTGAAGCTGACAAAGTACCAGAGCATTATATCACGGCTCTTAAAAAAGAGAAACTTAAAATCAAAGATGAACTCATAGCATTAGGGTATGATGTATGGTAATAGGATTTACGGCGTCTGCTTTTGACCTTCTTCACTCTGGACATATTACGATGCTCCGTGAAGCGAAAGCGCAGTGCGACTATCTTATCTGCGGGCTTCAACTTGATCCGTCAATTGACCGAGAGACGAAGAACAAGCCAATTCAAACGATGGTCGAGAGATACATCCAATTGTCCGCTGTCAAATATGTGGACGAAATAGTTCCGTATGTCACAGAAAAAGACTTGACAGATATCCTTTCTTCGTATAGTATAAATATACGTATCCTCGGTGATGAGTACAAAGATAAAGACTTCACAGGTAGAGACCTATGCGATAGACTCGGCATAAGTCTCTATTTTAACACAAGAAATCACCGCTTTTCATCAAGTGAATTGAGACAGCGTATTTCAGATAACAAATAAGGTCAAGTGCAATGACAAATGATACGCCAAAGCCAGAAGTAGAAGAAAGTTCTTCGTATGTCAACTATATGGACAGCGAAGATCGGTTTAATGATCAATACAATGTGAGCCTCGACCGCTTCTTTGGTGAACCGATCAAACCAGCATTTGCAGACGCTACGAAAGCGAAGAAGAAAAACACGTCCGATTGGAAAGCAATCTATGTCCACTTCAAGACACAGGATGATATGGTCGACTTCTGCAAGTTAATCAACCAAATGATTCGCGGCACGATTCGCGAAACTCATTACCCAGAACATGATCCAGATAAGACTGTCGTGACTGTAGAAGAAAAGCCTGTCACGATTGCCCCATCGTTGCTGATTCCAAAATTACAGGATGATGTTCCCGGCGCTATTCTGTATGGTTTTGAAATTTCTCCTGAAGAAAGCGCGATTGAAGAAGCGAAGTGGAAAGCGCACTGGAAAGGTATGCCAGATTACACACAAGAGTATAATTCCCCTTTCCGCACAATCACAATGAAGTTCCGCACAAAAGAACATTTCAAAGAGTTCGCAAAGCGCATTGGTCAAGACCTGTCTAACAAGACAAAAAGCATTTGGCATCCCAAGTTGCATATCACAAAAAACATGCTGTTGCGCTGGATTCAACCCGAAGGTAGAACTCTTCCTAAATATCCGATGTATATCGTATCAAAGGGTCGTGCTGATACGATGGGTACATCCAGATCACTATCAAGAATGCAGATTCCACACTACATTATCATTGAGCCGCAAGACCATGCAGCCTATGATAAAGCACTTGACAACTTTGGCATTCGTCCTTATGTGACACTTATTGTTGCGCCATTCTCGAATCATGGTGATGGACCTGGTCGCGCAAGAAACTACGCATGGGATCACTCTATCAGCATCGGTGCTACAAGTCACTGGGTACTTGACGATAACATTGCAGACTTCTATCGACTACACGAGAATCAGCGCATTCGCTTTGAGAGCGGTGTCGGCTTTCAGATCATGGAAGACTTTGTTGATCGGTACGATAATGTCTATATTGCTGGTCCACAGTATCGATTCTTTATCGCGCCAGACCAGAAGTATCCTCCGTTTGTCGCTAATACTCGTGTATATTCGACACTGCTTATTCGCAACGATTGCAAGCATCGCTGGCGCGGGCGCTACAACGAAGATACGGACATCTGTCTTCGCGTCATGAAAGATGGCGATGTGTGTGTCCAGTTCAATGCGTTTCTCCAAGGCAAAGCTGCTACTCAAACTGTCAAGGGCGGTAACACTGCTGAGTTTTACCATGCCGAGTTTGCAGAAAATGAAGACTTCGAAAAGAGTGGATACAATAGTCTCGGTACTGTCAACAAATCGCAGATGCTAGTTGACATGCACCCTGATGTTGCAAGACTTGTGTGGCGCTATGATCGCTGGCACCACTATGTCGATTACTCGCCGTTCAAAGACAACGCAATGAAACTGAAACCTGGCGTGGTGTTGCCAGAATGCAACAACAACTATGGTATGACATTGATTACAGACTTTAAGGAAAGCGCATGAGAAAAGACTTTATCTTTGACTTAGAAACTATCGGGCCAAATGTTTACGCTTGTCCAATAGTCGATATGGCATATGCAACATTCGATTGGGGTCGTTTTATAGACGATCCCTATTCGTTTGAAGAACTCGTAACAGACACCGTGAAGACTATGAAGGTATCTGTGAAAGATCAGATGGACAATTACGGGTGTTCTTTCAAAAAGAAAGATGTGGAGTGGTGGGAAAAGCTGCCAGAACACGCAAGAAAAAAATTGAAGCCAACACCAAATGACTTGACAGTTGTTGACTTTTGTGATAGTCTATTAGAATACCTAAGACAGCAGACGCATATCGAATACTGGTGGTCAAGAGGCAACACTTTTGATCCCATTGTCTTATGGAGATTTATGAATGCCGAACAAACAACACTGATAGACCAGTATCTCAAATTCTGGAAAGTGCGCGACATTCGGACACACATTGATGCTAAGTTCGACTTTTCAGTTAAGACTGGGTTTGTTCCTGTTATTGACAGAGACTATTGGGACAAAGCATTCGTGGCACATGATAGTACCCACGATGTTGCGGCAGATATTTTGCGCTTGCAAGCGATTTATAGGGCAGAAAATGATTTGGAGAATATAAATAGATGACAGAAAGAGTATATAATGCTGCTTCAAGTGGAGCATTGCGTGAAGCGTTAGGTGTGCCTTACTTTAGGCAAGTCCCCTTAGAAGCCGTAGCAGCCGGTGCAACATCCCTAGAATACGGTGCAATTAAATATGCGAATCGTAACTGGGAAAAAGGTTTACCTTGGCAGCAAATGATCGACAGTTTGAGGCGTCATCTGGACGACTTTGAGCGCAGACAAGACTATGATGATGGTGTTGATGGTTCAGGTCTACATCAGGTTTGTATGATTATGGCTTCGGCTATGATGTTGTCTGCTTCTGTTATTCGCGGTATTGGTGAAGATGACCGACTACCTGAATTGAGAGATGAAGCGTATTCTGCTAAAGGGTGCGCTAAATGGATGAAAACGCAACTCGAAAGAGCCGAAGAGTTTGCAAAATTGAAAGAGAGTATGATAATTGGATCTTAATATTACCGCAGAAATGCTTCAAAAGAAAAAACTAATGGTCGCGACACCGATGTATGGTGGACAATGCGCGGGCATGTTTACAAAATCAGTAAACGATCTTGCTATGGCGTGTGTCCGTCACGGCATCGAAATTCGTTTCTATTACCTGTTTAACGAATCGCTAATCACTCGCGCCCGAAATTATTGCGCAGATGAATTTGTTCGTTCGGACTGTACCCATTTGATGTTTATCGACTCTGATATTGGTTTCGATTACAAAGATGTTCTTACTCTATTGCACCTCACTGATGAAGGCACTGGATATGATGTTGTTACTGGTCCTTATCCTAAGAAGACGATTGCTTGGGAAAAGATTAAAGCTGCGGTAGATAAAGGTTATGCTGAGAAGAACCCATTTGCTCTTGAACAATTCATGGGCGACTTCGTGTTTAACCCTGTTCCTGGAACCACAGAGTTCCGTCTAGACGAGCCAGTAGAAGTCCAGGAAGCTGGGACTGGTTTCATGATGATTCACAAAAGCGTCTTCACAAAATACGCAGAAGCGTATCCCGAACTGAGTTATAAACCAGATCATGTTCGCACGGCTAACTTTGATGGTAGCCGTGAAATTCACGCATACTTTGATTGTATCATTGATCCAGATACTCGTCGGTATTTGTCAGAAGATTACATGTTCTGCTACAATGTCCGTAAAGCTGGTATGAAAGTTTGGATGTGTCCGTGGATGAAACTGACTCATGTCGGTAGCTACACGTTCGGTGGTAGTCTTGCTGCGCTTGCCGCAATTGCAGCATCGCCAACTGCAAGTGCTGAATCAAATTCAAAAAACTACTTGACAGAACCAAATTCAGATGTTACATTGAATAGACAACAACGCCGCGCGGCAAAAAAGGGTAAATAATATGAAATTTAGCGAAAATACACTATCGATTCTCAAGAACTTCTCCACAATTAATCCAAGTGTGATGTTCAAATCTGGCAACACCATTCGGACCATTTCTCCTCAAAAGACGGTTATGGCATCTGCAACGATTGCAGAAACTTTTACATCAAATGCTGGTGTATATGACCTGTCTCGTTTTCTCGGAACTCTTTCTCTGTTTACTGATCCAGATATAGAGTTTATGGACAAACAGTTCTTTATCAAAAGTGGAAACGGTCAAAGCACTGTGAAATACACATACGCCGCGGAGTCTATGATTGTAACTCCTCCAGACTCCGATATTGCCCTTCCTAATCCAGATGTGGTCGTCAATTTGACAAACGATGATTTGCAAAAAGTCATTCGTGCTGCAAGCGTCCTTCAACTCGGAGAAATTGCTTTTAGAGGCGATGGAGAAAATATTAGTATTGTTGCTCTTGACACAAAGAACCCAACTGCCGATGGGTTCGATATCGTATTGTCTGCAACAACGGACAAAAACTTTCTCATGGTTATCAAAGTTGAAAACCTGAAACTAATGCAAGCCGATTATACGGTGTCACTATCGTCTAAAGGCTTGGCACATTTTAAGTCTGATAAAGTCCAGTACTTTATTGCAATCGAAAAAAACAGCACATTTGGAGCATAACATGACAGAACAAACACAAGACGCGGGTATTACCCTTAACGATATCACACTTGCGGTGCAACTAATTGATGTTGCATCTGCGCGCGGAGCAATTCGTGGTGAAGAAATGGCAGCCGTTGGAATCCTTCGCCAGCGTTTCTCAGCATTTCTAAAGGCAAATGAAGTGGCGCCAGAAGCGACAGAAGAAGCGTCTGCTGAGTAATAAAACAAAAGAAGAGGGTTGACAAATCCTCTCTTTTACTATATGATGATAGCTAGAATTGCCTAACAGGGTGTGTTTCTAGAGTAGTTGGGAAATACGTGACAGTTTTCCGCGAACTACACTTAAATTTTAATATGATGGAGTGAAAAATGTTTCGCAACTTGACGAATGAAATAATCTTGGATGCTGCTGACGTGGCAGATGAACTACTTGAAAAAATGAACTTTGACAGAAAATACGCTTTTGTCTCAGAAAATTCAAAAAAACCTATGTCTTTTCAACTACAATCTCCTCTATTTGGATCACTGACACACAAAGATTTAAATCAACCCGGTTTTTACGCAGTGTATCGTTTTGGTGTTCCTTTGTATGTGGGCGCTTCTGGTCGATCAATTGCTAACAGACTGTCAAGATTTGGAAAAGAAGTCCATGGTAAATCTCGCTCAGATGAAAATCATCCAGCAGCAAAAAAATATCGCAATCATTATGGTCGCAGTAATTTTGAAGGCTTAGAAGTTGTTTTTCATTTGTTCGAGCCGCCAAAAAACATCGCATTGAGGGCTATTGAAACTGTGCTTATCAGTCGCATTAAACCAATTTACAATGTTGATCATAATACCAATACCACAGTAGTTGACAAAATTGTTTCTCCGTGTCATAGTAAAAAGAGTAAGAATGATGCAGATTTGACAACATTTTTTTGATAGGGGTATATTATGCAAAATGAGTTTTTGTGGGTTGAGAAGTATCGCCCAAAGACTGTCCAAGATACCATTCTACCAGCCGAACTGAAAGCCACATTTCAACAGTTCGTTGACCAAAAGAATATTCCAAACTTGCTTCTGACTGGTCGTGCTGGTATTGGTAAGACTACAATCGCGAAAGCGATGCTTGAAGAAATTGGTGCAGATTACATTGTAATCAACGGATCGATGAATGGTAACATTGATACACTGCGAAACGAGATTGCAAACTTTGCGTCCTCTATCTCATTTACTGGTGGCCGTAAATATGTCATTCTAGACGAAGCCGATTACCTGAATGCCAACTCCACACAGCCAGCACTTCGTAACTTTATGGAAGAGTTTTCGAACAACTGTGGTTTCATTCTGACTTGTAACTTCAAGAACCGCATCATTGAACCTCTCCACTCTCGGTGTTCTGTTGTTGAATTTGCCATTCCGAATGCGGAGAAGCCAAAGATGGCTGCATTGTTCTTCAAACGCACCTGCAATATTCTTGAAAAAGAAGGTGTGGCGTTTGACCAAAAAGCTGTCGCTGAGTTCATCCAACTTTACTTTCCAGATTGGCGTCGGTGCTTGAATGAACTGCAACGCTATGCGTCTACTGGCAAGATTGACGCTGGTATTCTCGCAAATAAGAATGATGAAAATATTGACACTCTTATCGGTTTCATGAAAGAGAAGAAGTTTACGGAACTACGCAAATGGGTTGCTGAAAATACTGATATTGACTCCTCGATTCTGTATCGTCAACTGTATGACGTTCTTCCAAAGAAACTCAAAAGTACACAATCTTTGGCGTCTGCAATTATCATTCTCGCAGAATACCAGTATAAAGAAGCGTTTGTTGCTAACTCTGAAATCAATCGCGTGGCTGCACTCGTGACACTGATGGCAGAGGCAGACTGGAAATGAACTTTCTGTGGAAAAAACCCAAGAAGAGGTGTATCGTTTGCGATGTTATAGTTGGTAATAGTCCAGCGCATATACGTTACAAGTATATTGAAGATGATGGAGCCAAGATTGGCACCGCATACCTCTGCGAAAAATGCGCAAATAATATGGAACAATCTGCGCAAGTGGAGACAGATGATGACAAACCCGTTTGATTACATCGCCAGCATATCTACCAACAAAAAGAACATGATGCGCGATAGTGAAAATGACACTCTTGCGGAAAAGCAGTATAATGCTTGGATCGTAAACAAGGGTCTATCATACTTTCAAGACACCGTTCTTCACGCCAATCTAATGAATATCAACCACCACCTAGGCAATCGTCCTCAGTATGAATTTTTGCTAAATAGTATCAGACCCAGTAAGCGTTATGCAAAATGGGTTAAAGACGAAGGTGACGAAGACCTTGATGCTATTTGTTCCGCATATGCTTGCAATAAAACTGTTGGGCGAGAGTATCTTTCTTTGTTGTCTTCTGAGCAAATCTCTGCTATAAAAAAGCAACAGGAAATAGGTGGAACTAAAAAATGATAGAAACGTTAGTGGAGGTCGAGCTATTACACGATGAAAATTTTCTAAAGATTAAAGAGACGCTAACACGCATTGGTATTGCATCGCGCAAAGATAAAACGATTTACCAATCATGCCATATCTTGCACAAACAAGGCAAGTATTACATTGTCCACTTCAAAGAACTTTTTATGCTTGATGGTAAAATCAATAACTTTGATGAAGAAGACAGAGGACGCAGAAATACCATCGTCAATCTGTTAGAAGAATGGAACTTGATTCGAACTGTAAACCCAGAAATGATTCAAGACCCAGTAGCGCAATTGTCGCAAATCAAAATTCTCTCACACAAAGAAAAGGGTGAATGGGAACTTGTTGCGAAGTATTCTATTGGTAAGAAAAAGTAACAACACAATATGAAAAGGTGAAGAATGACTAACGTATTTAAAGACTCATTGAAATTTATGGTTGCTACAGGTCAAACTGA